GTCCCCCAATGCGGGTAACCGAAATGGTACTCGCACCGATGACAACATCGAATGTATCTGAAAGAGCCACAACAGTGTCCTGTCGTCTAGCCCGTAAGGGCTGATTTGACACCGATACTTTTGTACCGGGATTAATTAAAGTTGAACCCCACGAGGGGTTCACCGCTTTCGGGTAACCCCGATTGCGGCTGTGATTGCCTTCTGACGGTTGGAAAAACCGTCAAAAGTCAAATCGAATCCATATGGTGATGCTGGCACTCGACGTTTAATCGAGTGTACGCGCTCATGACTTCCAGCGGAATTCTTTAGAAGACCGCCGAAAGTGCCTTCAAAGTAATCAAACTTATAGGCAAAGACCTCCTCAGTTATGAGGGAGTCCATCATGTAGCCGTATTGCATCACCAAGCCGTCGTCGCCTAGTGCGCTAATATTGTGGAGAATATCCCCAGTATTAGCAAACCAGTCGGCGGCCCAGGTCCAGGGACTAAGATTCCACATGAGCTCAGGAGTAATTCTGAGTCCAAGTAGCTTATCAGCGTAAGAAACATGCTGTTTCAGCTTATCGAGAGATGAATCCCCGATAGGAACGAAGTACTTGAAAGCACCGCTAAACCAAGACGCGCGTTTCACATGACGCGTCACGGTGAAATCAGCCCACATACCCACCGCGGTCGGACGTAAAACGCCCGAGCCATGATGGGAACTAGTTTCAGTTGTGGGTGGATAGACGTAACGTCTCCGTATCTTCCGTCCAGAATCTTTCCGATATTGATCTATGATCTTGTCGGCATGCTTCACAGCATGTGCAAAATTCTGAACATCGTTGACGAGGGGTTTCCAACCGAACTCAACGTTAAGGTACTCAGACCCGCTTCCTTTAAGGAGGCGCGTCTTTTCTTTCAACAGTCCGGACCCGATTGTCTTAGGAGCTCCTTCTCTCAACTCGCCCAGAAACTGAGCAAGATTGAAAGTAGGATTGGTTGGGAGACAAAGCGAAATCGCTTTAGTTCCCATTCCTCTCATATCACTATAAGAGGAAGGTGCAGCGTCGGAAGGTACCACAGAATCAACTGGGTAATAACCGACCATAGGTCCGCCGATAGGATATCGCCAGACCTGTGCCGGATGAAGAAAATGTTCAGTCTTCTCCATCCACCACGCACCACCACCGTCACCGGAACCTTGTCGAGTATATTTGGGGTGACTGATCGTCACTTGTTCAAATGTATCAACAAAGTCCAAGTCATACTTTTCACGAAAGTTCTCTTCGGGCCAAAAATAGCCCGATAAGCGTTGTAGCTTTTGAGAAC